CAAATGTTTGTAGCGACTCGTTCGTTATTTACTTGTCAAATTAACCCAAATATTGTTTTCCGACTTTGGACACTTTTTCTGTAATAGAGTTAGGAAGAATTTCATCTAAGAAATTAGCAACTTTCCCAATTCTACCAGAAATCTTGCCCCAAAGCTCAACTAAATGATTAGGATTCTCAACCCATTGAGGCATCTTATTCACATAAAACATGGCTTCTTTAATAAGCTCAGGATTAAGATTAGCTTTTCTGATTTCCAGAAAGCGATTCTCAGTCTTGTAGTCATAAGTACCTGTGACAATTACTGAAGAAGCTTGATTGTTCAAAGCAGTAGTAGATCCAGGAGGAGCTATGAACTGCCAAACCATCAAATAATCATGTTCTTCAACCAAAGGGTAGTAAGAACTAACAACACTGCCATTCTCTATATCAGAGTAGGCAAGGAACTTCAACATATCTTCGTCATCACTAGGTTTGAGGTAACAGTAACCTCCTGTCTTGGCTTTCATCTTGTTACCCTGAGAGAGCTTTAAACTAGCGAAGTTTTGAAATGATGAAATCATGTCAGGCCAAAAGACATTAGCAGGGACCTGCTGAAAGGTAATATCTCCTTGCATAGCAGCTTCTGCAGCAGTATTGCTAACTAACATAGAGGTGCCTTGGCTGCGAAACGGACCAATGGAACCCCAATTCTGAAACCAGTCTTTGGCCATAAGATGGCATACTCTCATACCTCCAGAACCAGTGAAGTTCATAGAAGCAAATTGGATACTATCGAACACTCCATCTACGTTTGTCATTCTCATACTGTAGTAACCAGGCTGCTTAACTGGAGTCGCACCCCAGACAACAGCGGTATTGGCTACCATAGCTGGGTTCACAGTTGTGGAAATGTCAGGAACATCTCCCTGAGAAGTGAACTGATCTAGAGAGAACAAGTAGCCAGTGAGTGCAGCATGAGCAGAAGTACTCTTAACTGTAAAATTAACATTGTCACCAGCATTCATCCAGAAATAAACTCTTAAATTAGGCTTACCATCCCTGGTTGCACAAGGGAGAGCATTACCATTGGGAGCATATGAGGAAAGAGCTAACCAATAAATGGGATTTATGGGGACAGAATTCTTCGTATTGAAATCATGAGTAATGGTATTAGTAGGCAGTGAAGAAGCAAAAATAGGACTGACTGATGAATTATTGGGATTACTGTTTCCAAAATAAGCTTGGTAGTTCTCTACTTGGTTAGTAAGATTAGGATCAAACATTATGTGCTGTCTCAGGGGATTTTTAAAAACCAAAAGAGGACAGTCAGATGATGTGAGAGAGTTGAAAGGATATGTTATACTAGACGAAGAATTGGCAGTCCAGTTATAATCATAATTGTTTTCCAATGAGGCTGCAGCAGTCATAAAGTCTGCATAACCTGTCTTGAACCTCATGGGAGAAAGATTGATCCCAGGCAAGGTAATGCACCTTATTATGGCTGAAACAATTGCATTCAGTTTGGGAGAAGATGGGGACTTAATTATAGCAGGGGCTCGATTCAGTCTGTTAATCACAGAACGTCTATCTGAATTCATAGTCCTCCTGCCAGTTAGCTGAGTCAAATCCTTAGAAACATCTTTCTTAACAAGTGCTTTAATCTCTGGCTTCATTTCAACCTTGAGTTCTGTTTTGATTTCCTTCTTTTTCTTTCTATCGAAGTCTGACTTACTTCTTTGGGACTTAGGATTGCCGTTTAGGGCATGCATAAATGCAGAGTGAACATCTTGCATATACTTAGCAAATCCAGAAAATGTAAGTTTAGGCAATTTTTCTACAATCCATTCTTGGTACCAGATCTTGATATTCTCTTTAGTATAGTCATGGTAATCATTTAGTTTTCCTTGAAGAATTTCATTATCTCTTACTAGGGAGGCCTTATCCATCTCAAGCTGAAGAATCTTAACTTCGAGAAGGCTAATTTCGACATCCTTCCTCTCGAGGGCAGAAGGGGCAAAATTAATGTCTGCGGTTTTTTCAGACAAGAGCTTGATCATGTGAAAAGAAGCCTGATTTTCGGCACTTTTCTTTGAGGGACAGTTCTTGACCAAGACCCAAGCACCTGAGTCTAAGACAATCTTCGTTGCAAAAGGATAGCAAGAGAAAGCAGTGCAAATTGAGTCAGTGAAAAACTTAGGAGGAGGAAGTTTACTTTGGGAAAGGAAATTTTCAAGTGATGTTCTAAGCCCTGTAACAACAAATGAAGAATCATATTCAAAAATAGAATCGTTTTTAACAGACAACAAGTCTTTAATATTGGCATAAGGAAGGGACATAATTATAGTTACTTTTCTTTGTGTATAGATGAAACAGGATAATAACTAGACCTGTATCACCACACACACTTAACATTTCACACTATTTAACATCTACAGAATTCAAAACCAACATCTTTTGAATTCTGGTGTAAGAAGCCTTCGAAAAAGCCTTGATAGACTGAATAGCAGCAAAGCAGGCAGCCTCCGAAAGCTCCTGCTTATATACTTCTGAGAATCTTAGAATGTTACCGGCAACCACAAACTGAAGACTTTCTTGAGTTATTTCCTTAGTATGATCAAGAATCGCCTGTTGGTAGTCGAGGAAATCCTTCTCATCCTTAAAGTCTCTAGATAGCATTTTCATGCAAAGCTTAGAAAGACTGTAAAAGTAGTACCCTTTGTAGTACAACCTACCAAAGAAAGAAGGAACTGTGCTGTTAATACTCTTCAATTGATTTCCCATTACATTCTGATACATAGAAAACTCAAGTATAGCATCTGAAGACAGTCGTATGAGGATGTCATCTCCACCGAAGATGCCTCCTCTGTAACCTGACACTATAACTGCTGCAATGAGGAACATCATAAGCAAGGTATTAAGATCAAATGTACCTGGCTCGCCAGAAG